TTACAAATTTTTTAATTATTGAGCCGATGCACTCTTATATTCTATAAAAGCCATTACCTCATCTAATCTCGTGTTTAACACTTGGTCGAATCTGTTTAAATCCTTTCTCCAAAACTTCCACCACGCTACATCGTACGAAAAGACTCCAGCCTCTGCGACACTTGCGAATAAAGGATAGTAGCCCAACTGACTAAGGTACTTGTTAGCTTTTCCATTTCCCCTACTACTACCGAATGTCGCTGGGTGTCTATTTTGTAACTCTTCAACGAACTCAACAAAAAAAAAGCGCACGAGTAAAATAAATCCATTCTGCCGTACTTCTTCAAGAACTCAATACGTTGGTTAATCTCCTCAAGGTCTTGATAGTATTCTCCGTTTCTCATATACACCGCAGCAATAAGCAATCCTTTCTCTGCATCGTTATATTCCTCGTGCATAGCAAGTAGACTCATGACATCCATAAAGTCGCCACAAGTACCCTGCTCAAATTTAGGCACACTAAACTTCTTGCCCTTTATCTTAAAGTTGCGCTTTGGCTTTTCTTCACTTAACCAGCCAAACTGAATTAAAAACAAGTTGTTGATTTTGTTATAATCTACACTCATTAACTCATCGAAGGTAATTCCTACCCCTAACGCTGCGATAGTGCCACACATTGACTCTATGACCTTTGCTTGGCTTTCCTCAAGTTTACCCTCTTCAAATAGCCTATTTGCCTCAACGGCTAATTCTACATACTTGTACGCGTTATTCCATTGCCCAAGAGTAACCTCGTGTCTGCCAGTCGGTAGCTTAACTATTTTCTTCTCTTTGCCGTTTGCCGTTATTCTGTATTCGTTCATCTTCTATCTTTGCAAGTAGTTTATATAACTTATTCTCATCCCTTAAATTAGGGCAGTCATTTAGTTTTTCAATTAATTCTAATATCTGCACCTCTAACTCCATCATAGGTACACTTTTGGTTTAGCCTTTCCGTAATTATACCACACAAAATAACCCATCGCATCAGTACTGTGGTTAATGCTCTTGTCGGGTTCATCATTCTTACATCCTATCGTTTCTAAATGCTCTGTGAATATAGGGCATTTATAGGTATTTATAAAAACCGTTTGATTTTCGAACACCTTGTTCATCGTGTTAATTCTATCCCGGACAAATGGATTGCTTGTTAATGCCTTGATTCCAAAGTTGTACTTCTTGAGTATATTAATATCAGTCTCCGCTGCGCTTGTTTTTCTATTTTTACCACTTGCATCCGGGTACACTATTACCCGGTTATTAGGAAAGTCTTGCTTTATCTTACTTGCTACTGCATCGGTGTTATAGTAATTGATATATTCAGCTACCGCAGTCGCTACTCCGTTGTCTATTACGTTTACAATAGCGCACATTTGATTGATGTTAAAGTCCATACCAACATGCAAAATATCGCCCTCTTGTGCTTCCCGGTCGGAGTGGTTATTTACTCTATCAAAAGCATAGTAAACATTTCCACTCGTGATATTTACAAACTCGCCATTCAAATAAGCTTCTAATTCTGTAGCCGAATAAATGCCTTTTAAGGTTTCTATGTATGCACTCGGCAAATAAGGATTATCTTTTGTTCTCGCTTTAACCAGCACTCTGTTTTCATCCTTATTTTTAACGAAAAAGTCGTACATAAACCTAAAGCCTTCGGGGGTGCTTACAAAGTCTAAACTATTATGCTCTCCATTAGGTAGTTTCTTTCTATTCCTTGCTACTACATTGACCAACACTTGGCGCATCTTGTCCTTTGGCGGTATATCTGCTTCGTCTATCAAGCTATATCCTACCTCATACCCAATTATGTACTCCGGACTATCTATTGAGCGCATTATTATCTTACCATATTCGGTGTTGAACTCCTTATCCGACTTATTGAGGTCGTAAGTAATACCCATCATTTGCAGGTACTTCTCAAAATTAGGGAAGGCGATGTCTTTTATTAAGGAGTAAGTAGGTAGATAATAAGCTACTGATATATTCGGATACTTTTTTTTCTTTTCAATAGTCTTTATCGTAGCTGCTATGCTTTTGCCACTACCGAAACCAGCAACCAGGCCGGTATGTACTGCATTGCTCTTAAGAAATTCAGCTTGATGTGTTAGTATTTCTATCATTTACGATAACGTATTGCGTAGGCTCTACTGTTCGGTTTGTGTTATCCACCTCTTGCTTGTCTTTATAGCCGTGATTATTCTTTAAATCGAAAATCGTAATAGTCGGATTGGACAAACCTACTAAGCCATTAACTACTTTTTGCCGTTGCACCTTTAGCTTCGCTTTTTTTATTGTTGAAAAAAACGGCTCATATCCTTTGGCTTTTTCGTAGTTGTTTAATGTTTGGTAAGTGCAGTCTAAAGCTATGGCTAAACCCTCTATTGTGTAAGGCTCTGTAATTGGCTTTCCGTCTTTTACCAGTATTATATTCTTATCACAAGCATCAAAATAAGCGTCTATATCCTTTTGCAAATCTTCTGGTGTTTCCCACTTCTTCGCTCTCCCATCATTGCCTATTTTAAACCATCCACTATTTTGCTCTGCCATTATTCTATGCTTTTTATTATCTCATACGCTACCATTCGGTAATCTTCTTCATCTCTATCTTGATTAGTCATAGCGCATAACTCTTCAAATGTTGTCTCGGTTAGTTTACTTGGCAAATTCCAGTCGTTTGATAAGTTCATTATTAAAATCGTTAGGTATATTATTTCGCACTCCTCGTATCGTTCCTCATTTTCGAGCCAATCCATAACCAGTAAAGCGATATAAACACCATATTCTAATATAAACTCAGCGCACTCCTCAAAATCATCTAAAGTAAACATTTGCCATTTCTTAAACTTAAAAAGAGCAGGTGCAAAGTCTCACCTCAAACACCTACTCACTTAACCAAATCAAATCGGCTTAAATATAACAAATATTAATTACTTTATTTTCTTAAGTTATACACATCAGTTAAAAAAGTTGCCATCTATTAACTTGTTTACTGCATAGGTCAAGTAAATAGTAATAATATATAAGCCTATTAGCCATTTGTCTATTTGTTTCATTTTAAATACTCCTTTTCAAGTAAATCATCTATGGCTTCTTGCTCTGTTCTTCCATATCCAATCAAATCGCCCTCATCCCAATCTTCTCGTGATGCTGACCAGTCGTAGTCTCTTACTGGTATAGGTGGGCAGTTGTGGCTTGTTGTTATTTTTCTCATTGTTTTATTTTTTAACCGCAGAGTTTAACATATCAATAAATAATTTCAACTTTTCTAATTCGGTAAATTTAAATAAATCATAATCAAAGATATACACTTCCCAATTATTGTGTTCTACCGCATCATTTGCATCACTTATTAAGCATAAGTCTCCAATGTCTAAAGTATAGTAATGCCAATTGTTAGGTGCGCCCGAGCTTTCGGGTGTATTGTCTTGTCTTTTAAATCCTAATTCAATTAAATGTTTTTCCTTTATCATCGCATTATATTTTCAAAAGTTATCATAACACCATATCGAAAAAAAAGCCTACTCGGTTTCCCTTTCGGCTTTGTTTGTTTTCTTTAGTTTAAACTCTTTCAAATCCATTCAAAAACCGTTTTAAAAAAGTTGTTTTAGCCTCTCTCCAAACAGTAGTTCTTGTTAAGTCCTTAAACCATACGCTTACTTCGCTAATTCTTGTAACCTCGTAAGTTCTGCCCGTTTTTTTTAGTCTAAACTTTAAACCTACTTTAATCTCTTGAGTTTCCATTGCTTTTTGTTTTTGTGTTTTACCATATTGGCACTTCAAATATACAAATTATTTTTAAAAAAAAGCATATCAACAAAAAAAAATAAAAAAAATTAAACTTTTTTTTTCTTCTACCCTAAAATTAAAATGGCAAGTCATCGGTGGCTTGTGCATTTTTTGCACTTGTTGGCTCATTATTTCGGCTTTGTGGCTCTTTTAGGTTACCGATGTAAATCGATTTAACACCTGCTTCTCTTTCTTCTTTAGACTGACCTATTTGGATTGAAGCCGTATTCCCATAGTTATCTGGCTCATCATTTATCCATACGACTATGTTTAAAAATTTCGACCCATTCTCAAACGGATTTCCGTTCTTATCTCGGTCAACGATTTTTGTCTTGTCAATTTTTGAAAGGTTAATGCTTCCAGTTAATAGTTTTGCCATAATTTTTTAGTTTAAGTTATTTAATTGTTTATTTCTTTTAATTTATTTTGATATGCTTGAGATGCATCCAATTCATTTTCAAACAAACCGAGATATTTTTTTTTACCATTTATGCGTATATCAGCCATCCATTTGTTTCTTGCACTATTCCAACAAACACCTTTGTATTTGCTTGTGCCGATGTGATGCGTATATGAATTATCTCTTTGAGATATTATTTCTAAATTAGACACCCTATTATTTGTTGGGTTGTTATCGATGTGATTCACTACCATTTTCATTCCACAAGGCGTGTGGTTTAAAAATACCATAGCCACAAGTTTATGCACCGTGAATGTTCTCAATTTCCCATATTTACTTAATCTAACTATTAAATATCCATAGACATCAATACCTGCTTTTAATATTCTCTCTCTAACTGTTTGACGATGACCATTGCTTTGATAAACAACCCTTTTAAGGCTCTTAACATTCCCAAGATTAGATACTTGATAAAAACCCTCATAACCTTCAATGTCTTTCCAAATTTCTTTTGTTTCCATATTTCTAAGTTTTATTCTAAGCGAAAAAAAGAGCCGTAGCAGGTGCTTAGAAAACCTTTTGCAGATGGTAATTAATCATCGCTACGACTTGTTAAAGATACAAAATCTTTATCTAAATATGCAATATTCCCTATCATAAATGCCCAATAGCAAGTTTACTTCGTTTCGCAGCTGTATCCTACTGGCAACATCTTGCATTTGCCCATTTACTTGTACTTTAAGCCACTTTTTTACTTCTATTAGCTTGTTGTTTAACTCCAGGTAGAAAGCCTTTGTATGGTCGTTTATTGGTGTTTGCTTTAATGACTCCATAAACTGGATGTAATCTTCTCCATAAGTATTTATGATTCCTTGCCTATAATTTAGCGCATCACCACTTTTAAAACTATTTGACTGGAATGATTGGATGTGAATGTTATGCAAGTTAAACCTTATTTGACTATGTCCACCAGCGTGATAGTAATGACCAGCAGCCATCTTTCCAAAGTTGCCAGTCGCTATGCAAGGTAAACCATTGTCAATTATCCTTACTAATTCGTTTACTTTTGGCTGGATGTACTTTGATTGCACACCGCTTACGCTTTCTAAATCAATCAATCGCTGTTTCTTCTCCTTTTGCCATTTATACTTTTCCTTTTTCTTGGCATAGTTAATAGCGCAGATAGGACTGCAAACGTATTGTAAAGGCTGCTTCTTTTCAAACACCTTTTTACACTCTTTGCATCTGCGTTTATTCGTTGCCATATCTAATCCTCAAAAAATTGTTTGACATCCTCATAAATATCGGTGTAGTTCTTGTCCAATTTGTAGTGCTTTTCGTGATAGCTTATAGGACTGCTTAAACTTGTCCTAGCTAAATCAAACTCATCTACGATGTCTTGATGGCTAAACCCCTCCGAGAGTAAGTAGTTAATAACTGCGTTTCTAATATTACGCTTTTTCTTGCTTTGGTTCTTTTCTTTTAACTCGCTTTCAGTAACTGAATATGCCCCCTTGCAAAAATCGTAGAATAAAGTTAGTCGTGCATACTTACTCTTATACTTTTGAAAATCGTCTTCCAGTAGTACATCCTCAAGGCTCTGTTTACGTTGCTCAAGTTCCTTTCTGCACTCCTTGATTAAAGTGCTTAACTCGCTATCTGTTAGTTTTTGTATGTCCATTGTTTTAAATTAAGTCAAATATTTTGTTCGCTTCTGCTTCTGCCCAGCTTATTATTTCTTCTTCTTTTTCGTTTATATCGTGATTGTGAATCTCAAGCGATAGGTGCATAGCTTCGTGAAAAATCAAAGCCATCTTTTCTTTGCAGTTATTCATTCTGCTCGTGTTTAAAAAGATAAACATCTTATCGGTGTTAGGTATCAAGTTGCAAAGTCCAGCGATATAAGCATCTTCATTCGTGTTATCGTATGCTTGGCAGTCTTGCAAACTTAATCCGTGCAACTCATCAAGTCCGAAATGCTTAAAAATATCGCAAGGATTATCTGATAGTATAAGCTGGTAATATTTAAAATCGTAAATTTTCATCTTAAAAATATCTGTACACCTCACTTTCCCAGTCCAAATAGATTTCATCGTTTGTATCGTATGAGTCGGCAGCTCTGCGCAATCCGTGAATAACAGTAGAATGGTCTTTCCCCCAAATAGAACCTATTTGTTTAAGGCTTAATGATGTTCTTGCTCGTGCTATCTTCATTATAGCTTGGCGAATACATACCACGTCAGCGTTTCTACTATTGGCGTAGGCTTCCAGCTGGTAGTCTGCAATTATTCTATTGTACAATTTACGAAAATCTTCTGGAGTTAATTGTTTTCTTTTCATTCCCTCGTGATAGTTGCTAATTAAAGCGTGATTGATTGGTTTCATTGTTTTTTATTTTAGTAATTATTTAATCTGTGCAAAATCCGCTTTGGCATCCGCTGCCAGTTCCAAAAAAGAAATTGCTTTGCAATCCTAATTTTTTTACATCAGCGTAATTCATTTCTTTTTTAAAGTTGCGTTTCATTTTTCTTTCTATTTCGGCAAACCATCTCATTTTTTGTGGCTCATCATCCCAATTTTTTCTTAATTGTTCAAATGGCTTCCAAAAACATCCTACGCAGTTGCTATCTTCTGGAAAGTTTAAATTACTTTGTTTTGACCAAGATACTACTTGTCGTGTAGTAATCAAATTTTCAATTAATGGAAATGACAATTACCGCCATTCTATTTCTTCCCATTTGTTTCTGCCATTTGCACTTTGTCCGATAATCGTTTTAAAATGCGTGTTGTCCTTATTTCTCTCCCCTCTTTCTCGTTCATCGTATCTAAAGCCTATCTGCATATCTACAATCTCACCAATTTCATTATTGCAATATTCAAAAATTGGTTTCATTTTCATTTCGGTAGTGCAAAATCTCCACATTTGATTTGGTAGTGCTTTCTTATTTTTAATCACTTGCTCAAATGTATCTCCAGCAACCCAAATAATTTCACTGCCAAGTAATTGCTCCAAATCTCGCATCACATAAAGTGTTTTATCGCTTTCAGCAGTTGCAATAAATTCACGACCTAATTTATCGGATACATATTTAACCAAATCCTTATCTTTTGGAGTGCAGTAATCAGCTTCTATGCAAACCAAAGAAAAAATATTTACATCTGCTGGATAGTGCAATGCCATATAAGACGATGTTTTGCCTCCGCTTAAACTGTTTACCTTAATCATTTTAATATATTGTTTATTGTTTTTTCTTCATATCCCAGCCACATCAATATGTTTACCAGTTCTTGAAAATCTTCATCCTTTAGTTTAATGATAGCTTGGCTTATGGCTTCATCATCTACTTTTTGGAGTAGCTTCTTAATTACAAATATAGCCATTTGTGGCTCAATTAGTGAAATCTGTTTTATTGTTGCCATTACCACTCGAATTTTTTAAGTCCATATTTATTAAAATCAATCAAAACCGCAATGTTTGGAATATTCTCCAAGTAGTTGTTTAAAACTAAATTTACATTGCGCTCAAATTGCTCATCGCTTATATTGTTTCTGTCCAGAGATTCGCTTAATATCCATAAAAACGCATCGTCTACATTATTAAAAAATCGTTTTAAAATCTCAAACTGTTTTAATCTTGCTTTGCTCATCTTCTTTTACTTTCTCCTTTAAACTCTATTATGTTACACATCTCAATCAGCCTATCGTGTATCTCGCTTCCGTATGTATCGCTAATTAGCTTTCCATTGTCGTAACCTTGAACATTCCAGTAATTAGTCGTAAAATGATATAATTGACCTTTGTCGCAGAATGACCGATACATTTGATGCACTCCAGTACTAAACGGCTGCTCTTTAGTGCCATAGTCGTTTATTATCTTGCTATCGTCTTTGGTTTCTCTCATTATCTCATCAGAAAATAATGATGTCTTGCACTTTTCGTAGAATGTCTGCATGTTGCCTTTTAAATTGTCCATTTCTTGAATGTCAAATTTCTTGTTAGCCAAGTCAAAGTTAAAATGCACCTTATAATAATATAGCTTTTTAAATATCTTAAAGCTCAAAGACTTGCCTAATCCCTTTCTTCCATGAAATAGTAGACCCTTGCTTAAATTCCATTCGCATTTTGGACTATCCGTGAAATAGTAAATCATATTGTTGTAAAGCCATTTATCAAAATCTGTCTTAATCTCAAAACTTGGCTCATATTTTTTGCCAATCGCATTAATCACATCTCCAATGTCCGATGATATTTTTACTTGCTTCGGCTGGTACTTGCCAAAATTGTCGTTTGCTATAAAATCCATTTTCATACTTCTATTTTTGAGATTGAGAAATTGTCTTTAACTTCTGTATTTTTTTGCTTAACCCAGTCAGCATTAAATCCTGCCCAAGAACGTTGTGTCGCAATTCTAATACATTCATTTGCGCTTAATCCAGACTTTTTAATTTGAGAAATCAATCCCTCAAAAGCAGTTTTACTGTTAGTTGCTTTTTTATTCTTTCTAACTTTCAACCAATCGGATGCAATGCTTTCATTAACTCCTAAAGCAATCAATTCATTTTTAAAATTA